CACGGATATCCGTGCCGCCCTGCCAATCATAGGCCACTCTTACCGAATCCCTCAGGCTTGGTAGCTGGGCCGTATAGGCCGCCGCCCATGGCCATGTCGTCCTCCAAGGCATCCCCATCCCTGCCCCCGGCGGGGACCGGTTCCGGAGGCCCGAGCCTCCACGGAGACTCTCCGGCGTAGTCGCGCATGATCGGCTCTCCATGCTCGTCGACGTCCTGGTCAATCTGTCGAGCCCCCTTGACGAGGACGGCCACCGTCGCGCCGGGGGTGCCGGTCACGTCCACGTGCCACTCCTCCAGGTTGGATCGATCCAGCACCCCCCGGGCTCCCTCGTTGGCGAAGACGACCCATGGGGCTTTCTTGGACGCGATCTTGGGCACGTAGTCCGGGAGGGTCCACCGGTAGCGGCCCTCGCCGTCGAGCGTGACGTTCTCCCAGTACTCGATACCGTCGTAGGGGGACTCCGTGCAGGAGTGCTCCAGCCACAGGCCTCCGCGATCGGCTGTGAGGCCGGGGACCCGCATGGAGAACTTCTTGGTTCCGCCGATGTTCACTCCGGCACTATTGATCCACACCTGGTGAGACCCGGTGTACTGCATCGTGGTGGACTTCCGATCGGCCCAGAATCTCGGAAGGCTCTCACCCATCGGTCTGATGTGGACCTCGTTGGCTCCCACGTACAGTCGAGGCTTGTTGTCCGACTTGGTTCCGTAGGCGAAGCCGGTCCCGTTCATCCACCAGTACACGTCCTGGGCTTGCAGACTCAGGCCTCCAGAGCTGAAGGAGAACGACGTGTTTCCCGACGGCGAGTACATCGCGATGGCGTCGGTCCCTACTGAGATGTACGGGGCTACGTAGTCCCATCCGCGCGGGTACGGGGCCTGAATGCGCAGCGACGGGTCCCCCTTGGGAGACTTGTACAGGGAGATGGCGCCATCGCCCCAGTTGTCCTCCAGGGAGTTGAAGGCGAGGCCGCACCCCCACTTGGCGCCGTCGGTCCCTCGGTCCCGGCCGGTGCGCGCGGAGGTGATGTCGTTGAACCACACCATGGACCACGAGTCCCGGCGGCTGAGGTGGCCACTGATGCTGATGGCGCCAGTCTGGGCGTCGATGTCCAGAGCCTTCCACCCGTCACGGGCGTAGACCTGCATCCCCGAGGAGGAGAGCTTCAGCCCCCGGTTTGCGGTCCGATCCGTTTGGATCGTGGCTCCGGTGATGACCTGCCCGTCGAGAGCCCCGACCTGGAAGTTGTTCGAGCTGATCGAGTTGGCCGCAATCATCCCGGCTTTGATCTGCTCGAACTCCCCCTGTCCGGCCGTGACGATCTTCGACCACACGTGGTGGGCGGTCGCGTCCACGAAGGAGGCGTTGCCGGTCACGGTGAGCTGATCGGTAGTGAGAGATAGGAAGCGTCCTACGTCAGAAGCGATCTTCCGAGCCGTCACCTCCGCGATGTTGGCCGAGCCCGCGGTCAGCTTCCCCACGTCGAGGTTGCTGATCTGCTCGGACGTGACGCGCATCCGCTCCCACTGGGAGCCGTCCCACCGCCATTCAGCGACGATGTCGAGGGTCTGCGCGTCCTGGACCCGGGCAGTGTCGCCGGGGGCCTCTCCCGGGAACGGCGGCATCGTGTCCGAGGTGCCTCGGATGTAGAACACCGTACCCAAGGAGGTGCGGATACGCCGTACGGCCGACTCCATGGTCGCGGCCGTGAGCTGGGAGACCGTCTTGGAGTAGTCGTCCCCGGCCTCCTCCCACTTCCACCCCTTGGGGGAGTAGACGACCGTCGAGCCCGGAGCGTCCCGGGTGTTCGAGGGCGCGGAGTGCCCGGGTAGGGCGAATGACGGTACGGTTACGTACTGGCCGCCTGCCGCGCCTGCGGCGGCGTTGGCGCGATCTCGGGGGCCAGGCATCAGAGGGCCTTGATGATGTAGGGGAGACCGATGTACGGGTCGCGCAGGTCGACTGGCTGCGACCCTCCGGCAGATACCGCGACCGGTGAGCGGTCACCTGAAGAGGTGCCGGTGGACGTCAGGTAGGTGTACCCCGACGTACCGATCCCGATGTCCTGGTTCGCGGTACGGGCCTGGAACCGGGAGCCGGCGTTGCCCTGCTCACCGATCTCGTGGGTGTGCGCCGGCATCTGGGCGATGCTCAGCGTGACGGTCGCGTTACCGCCCCGGTCGCCGACGTGGTACTTCGTACCGGTGCCGACGACGGATCGCTCCCGAATGTCCGGGATGCGGAAGTCATTTCCGGAGGACGAGCCGTACGCGGTACCGATGGCGGCGAAGAGCTTTGGGTAGGCGTTCCGCTGCACCAGGCGGCCGTCGCATCGCAGCCACCCCTCCGGGTCCTTCTCGGCCCCGAACATGGCGATGGTCCCGACAGGGATGGCCTTGTCCATAGCGTCCCGGATTCCCTGAGCAATGGTCTGGACCTGCTTCAGGATCTCGGCGGGCTGCCCGGCGACCTTGGTCTCCAAGTTGGTGACGCCCTGGGTAGCCGCGCTGATGCCTCCCTCGATGCGGGTCAGGTCGGCGGCGGTGATTCTGGTCTCATCGGCCCCGAACCCGTCCCTCCACTGCTTGGTGGCGACATAGGGCTGCATTACTGGTCTCCTTCTGCTCTGAGGACGAAGATTCGCCCGTCGGGGGCGATCCACATGCTGGAACCTATTGTCCCAGAGTCCGGCGGGATGGGTCCGGATGTGACGAGGGTGGTGGCGACCTGGGTCATGGCCTCGGTGAGGTGCTTCATCTCCTTGAGAGTCCCCTCCCGAGCGGCCTGCTGCAGTGCGTCGCTGCCGCGGAGTTTGTCCTCGACCTGCTTGGCGATGGCGTCGGCATCGATATTCTGCTCCAGAGTGATGGTGTTGGGAGGCCCCCAGTTGGAGCGGTTCCCGGCGCGGTCGAAGGTCCGCAGGCGCACCTCGTACTCTCTCATCTCGTACCCGGCCAGGGGAATCCGCTGCATCGGGGCAGGCATCTGAGCCACCACTCCGGGGGCGATGCCAGGGTGCTGAACACTTACCTCCACTCCGGCGAAGTCGTCTGGCATGTTCTCGCCATCAGCGCCCAGGTAGTTCCAGATCACCTGGAGAACGCCGAGGGTCTGCGCCAGCCTCGGGCGCCCGGGCATCGGGGGCGGAATCGTGTCCGAGGCCATCGTCGCGATGACCTCGGCCGACCAGGCCCCGACGGCGTCTCGCGTGACGGCCCGCACGCTGAAGGCGTACTGCCGGCTGGTCGCCAACCCCTCAATGTCGGCCTCGGTCGTCCGTGAGGTGCTCAGCCGCCCCGCCTTGTTGGGGATCTCGCGGACTGAGATGTCGTAGCCGATCACGTCCACGGCCACCCCGAGGGCGTCAGTGTTGACCTCGTCCCACCGGAGGGAGGCGACGGCTACCGGGTAGCCGAGATGCCCAATCACCGCGGTCGAGGAAACCACGAGGCCCTGAGGGGGCAGTGGGTTGTGCTTGCTGGTCGGCGTCTCGGGGCGCGGGTTCTTCCCGTCTGAGGTGGCGGCCCCGAGAACGCCCTTCTGCTTCTTGGCCAGGCGCGACAGGATGTCGTCGAGCATGGTCCCGAAGGTCGTGTGTCCCTCGCAGCGACCGTTCTCGGTCACCGAGATCGATATCTGGGTGACACGCATCCTCTCCAGACCCGTGCCGCGCTCGACGCGGATCCAGTCTCCGAGGGAGTAGTCCTCGAAGGGGAGCCACTGAAGGTCGTCGGCCTCCCACTCGCGCTTCACCTCGGCCGCCGGGGTGGCGCCGGTCTTGAGAGTGAGGTCAGCCACGCGCCGAGCCGTCCCCTCCAGCTCGACTCCGCCGGCGTTCACGACCTTTTCGGTCCGCGGAATGCCCGCCGGGGCCTCCGGGTTGGGGAAGGTCCACGTCCGACCTTCGTCGCCCTTGACCAGGACGTGAGTGCACAGCTGGGACCAGTCGAGTTTCTCCGGGGCTGACGACGTGCCCGCCCCCAGGCGCCACACGACGGAGAGGTTCTCGCGGCTCAGGGCTGAGTCGGCGTTGTAGACCTGGAGCGTACGGCCGCGCCAGCGGTAGTCGATCATCCCCATGTTCATGAGCGTGTCCAGAATCGACTTGACGGAGACCGACGGGTCGAAGGCGATGGTGGTCTGCAAAGACCACCCCTGACCGGCGGAGTCAACGGCCGTGCTGACGTCGAGCGTCAGACCGGCTCCCCAGCCACGCTTGACCGCCGCGTCCCACACGGTACGGAGGATCTCACCAGCGTTGCGGGAGTTGAACTTGTACTTGCCGTCCTTGTCCCGGGCCACTGGCGGGACGCTCCAGACGAGGGCGCCGTCAAGGCGGTGACCGATGTGGATCAGGTTGGCCTTGCGATGCGCCGTCCCGTCCTCCACGAGGTTCCACTCGGAGGAGAGGTTGATGAAGCGCGCGTTGTACGGCTCGTACCAGGTCTGCCCGTCGTAGCTGAGCTCGACGGCGATCTCCACGGCGGAGTCGAGCAGCCCGCCGCGCACCCCCAGGCCCCCGTTCGGGTAGGAGAGGGTGAGCGACGGAGTGGACTGTCGAGGGCAGGTGAAGGTCCCAGCCAGGGCGTCTGGCAGGACGCCGAGGCGTGCCCCGGCCTGCTCGTAGGCGACGTAGCGCATGGCCAGGCCACGCGGGAACGCGGGGTTTCGGGGCATCAGTAGGCCATCCTTCCGCGAAAGCGGCCGGTCGTGCCTGTCAGCGTCATGGAGATGCGGCCCTCAGCGTCGGGAGTGGCCCGGAAGCCTCCGGGACTCATGGAGATCTCCCCGTCGGCGGAGCGCGCGTTCCGCTGAGGCTCCCAGGTGTCGGAGGGGTTCTTCCAGGCGCGGTAGCCCGCTACGTCTACCAGAAGGCGCTCCCCACCGTTGAGGGTGCCGGTGAAGGTGAACGAAGAGCCCGATACGTTGTCTCTGACGGTGCACGTGCCCGCCGTCGGCTCAAGCATGAGCCAGCCGTCCGGGATAGGCATGACGCAGCCGGTGAATGCAGACATGTTGGTCAGGTCGGCGACGAGCTCCTGCGTACCGCGCCACAGCCCGGAGACGATCTCGTATACGACCGTGAACGAGATCGTCTCCGAGTGCGGGTCGAGCTTGGGCTCGACAGAGGACGAGGGGCGCACCTGAGCCTCCCGCACGGGGGCTCCCTTAGGGGTGTACCGGAGCGTCTGCATCCGGCCGAAGGCGAACAGGCGGCGCATGAGGTCCTGGTAGTTCCTCTCCAGGACCTCAAGCCCCTCCTTGCAGCGGTTGCCGTTCCGTCCGTCGGTCCAGGAGAACACGGTGAACTTCAGGGCGACGGTGGCGGACTTGGTCACGGACGGGGCGATGGGGAGAACCCCGAAGCGTCCCGGGATGTCGACCGAGGCGTTCCACGGGGCGCCTCTGGTCGACAGGGCGGTGCCCTCGGCGAGCACCCAGCGCTGCCGGGCATCGTCCAGGTCAGTGCCGTCCAGTGAGTAGATGGCCATGGGTGGGTGACCTTCCTCAGATGGTGGCCGCCAGACGTATCCCCTCGGCGACCTCGTCGCGAGTCTTGGAGTCCGGCTGAGCCTGCGGGTAGTTGTTGGTGATGTTGATTGTAGCGCCTGATTGGCGCCCCTTATCAAACGATC